CTATCAGGGCTTGTGACAGATTCAGCGATTATATGCACTTCAAATATCAGGCTGAAAGGGGTGCGGCATAAGCCGCCCCAAAGGAGTATGAAATGGACGCACTAAACTTAGACACAATCTCTAACGAAATGTATGACAAACTGAGCGCTATGGATGCGGAAAACATCGGCACAGACCATTACATGGGCATCCGCTGGTTTGGATGGAACATGGAATATAAACACTACCTGCGGGACTGCTCGTCTTGGCAGAGAAAATCGGTACACGATTTATTTTGTGAAGAAGGCTTGGCACTCGATGGGGTCAGTGACCACCACGAAGAAATTATATTTTCATGTCTTGGCCTGAACGACTAATCAAACAATCCACTTGGTGCTGGGGCGGGGACTGCTGTTTCCGCCCCATCTCTTTGTGTAGCCCATAGCACTCGCACCCTGCTCGGAGAAGGTCAGCACAAAGGCATCAGCCACATCAGGGCTTCTCTGCCCCCTGCGCTTCATTTCATCCTTGGATTCCACCTTCAGCTTGCCCGTGCTGAGATACTTGTACCGAATAGCCGTTATCTCCTGTATCAGCGTGTCATCATCGGGTATTTTTACATCCCTGCCCTCAAACCACTCCCTAGCGTTCCAGAACAACTCATCGCGCAACCTGCCGAAGCGCTCCTTGAGGCTGGCAGTCTCGCTGACCGATATAGCCACTGCGGGTAAGTCCAGCTCCCTCAGCCTGTCAGCCAAGCCAGCGCCAAGGCCAATAGCGTCAATATAAATCGCCTGTGGCCTGCTCTGGTAGTTGCAAGCCTCATACTCCGTCAGCACAATACCAGCCAGCTCCATCAAATCCTTGTTCTGCCAAGTCTTGATAGGCTCTAAGAGGGCTTGCCCCTGCCTCTTAGCCAGCGCAGACCTATCCCCGCCGAATCTAGCCACATCCAAGCCCCACACAACTGGCGTGGTAGGGCTAGGCTCTACCTCTCGCTTGGTGGCTTCCTCAACAATGTACAGCGGCACAAGCACATCATCAGACTGCGTGGGAAACTCGCCCAGAACGCGCACCCTGTAAACATTGCTGTCAACGCCGTACTTCTCAGCCATATTTGCCAAGAACTCATCGGAGACATATTCGCCGTCCTCGCAAGATACCGTGATGTTGTGCCACATATGGCGCATACCGTGGAAGCTCTCGTAAAAGAAGCCGTCAGAGCGCGTAGGGTTGCCGCACATCACCGTCTTAGCGCCAGCAGTAGACAAAGCACCCTCAGCCACCTGAAACACCACGTCAGGCACACCAGAAGCCTCTTCCACCAGAAACAGCATATTCTCGCTGTGAAAGCCCTGAAGCGCCTCTGGGTTCTCCTTGCGGCTGGTTCTTGCCACTGCAAAGCTGTCGCTAGCACCCTTCAGGCTAATCTTGTCAGACTTGAACTCCAGCAGGTTCTTAAAGCCCTCTGGCAGTTTCCGCGCCCACTTGTCCACCTCAGTCCACAGAACATCGCTCAACTGGTGCGCCGTATTAGCCGTAATGGCTACTTTGCACGGATAATGACTGAGCAACCACCACAGCACCAGCCACGACTGAAACGCCGTCTTGCCCACACCGTGTCCAGACTTGATGCTAACGCGGTCATGGCTTGCAACAGCCCTGAGTGCATCCGCCTGCCACTGCTGAGGCTTGGCACTAAGGATGGCCTCGACAAAGAAAACAGGGTCGGAGTGGATGCGGTGTAGCAAATCTGTGGTCAAATTTTCGGGGGGCATGGGTGGTATGGCCTATGTGGTTAAAGGGGGGTGGGGGTTGGGGTTTGGGTTGGGTTACTGGGTATGTTCTTTTTCTCGCCGCCCCCGCGCCTGCTCGAAGGGGGGCTATCTGGCAAAAATACCTACCTATGGTAAACATTTGTCGCATAATGTGTATTATGGACGCGATTATGCACACGGAATACCTGTAAGTCATTGATATTATTGAGAACGCTATGGTTGTACGCACTCATGGTTGTATATCCCATCATTTATCCCCTTGCGAATGATTATCAATCTCAGTCTCAGGCGCGCGCGAAGCGGTGTAAAGGTTTTCTCTAAACAAGCTCATTAATAACTCTCCCGTCATCGCCCATCACCTCTACCTTTTCAGTGGTTTCTATCCATACCTTTGCGCCGCATGACAGAGGCTTATCAGGACTGTACACAACTCTGCCGCCACTAAACTCAGCCCCATATCCAGTGTAATTCTTGCCACCGCATTTAACAGAAACGACTGGCTTTGTTTCTTCAGCTTTACTGTTGTAGCGAATGTTATGCTGGTTTATGTGTATCCGTTTAATCTTTCCCATCACCCTTATCCTCTACCGCATCTATCACCTCAGCCCCTTCCAGCCTAGCCTGTTCAACCCTAGCCGCAACTCGCTTCAGCTCATCCACGAAGCTAGTCTTATGCTCTACCTCAACCCTCTGATTGTCGCCATAAAAGCGCGGATACAGCTTTGTCATGCGCCACTTCATCGTGTCCACTGCTAGCCTGCCAGCTTGGTAGTCCATCTCGCCATTAGCTACGGCTTTGATAACATCGTCTATCTCATCATCAATAGCAGTCGCTCTTGATTCCATTGCCTCAAGGTATCGCCTATTCACCTCAGCGTCCCTGCTCTTCAGCATATGGAAGCTCTCATAGCTGGGCATATCCTTCATCTTGCCCACGCCTCTAGCGCTCATGCCATCAATAGCAATGCGCTTGAGATACTCGTCCAGCACCTCTGGTGACCATACTGTTCTGTAGTTTCCTTTTCTGGGCATAAGCACCTCCTAACCCTTGTATACCTAAACAAGTTAAGCAATGCAAATTAAGTATACATTAAGTGTTGACACTATCATTATACTTAGCTATTATTTATATATAGTCAGGAAAAGGAGTTCAAAATGTTAAAAATAAAGCGCAGAATGACAGGCTTATATGTGGTTGAAGGCCATAGCTGGGGTGTTGAAAATGGCAACATCGAGATAACAGACCGCAAGCAAGAAGGCTACGAGTTCGATAAATATACTCGTTGGGCAGTCAGCTATGATGGTTCAAGCCACCCAACACTAGCAGATGCAAAAGAGCATATATTCGCAATACTAGGACATGATGGATTGGCGGCTTAGTGCCGCCAGAAAGGAGCAACAAATGAAAATCGAACAGAAAACACTCGGCGGATACAGAGAGTACCTAATCTGCGGAGATGAACGCGAACCAATTGAGCTGTTCATCAACCGCATCTCTCAGGAGTATCCCTACATGGGATACGGCACTCACTCCAGCGGCACTCGCTGGAACAGCGACACGGGCAAATGGACTGCCCGAATAACCCACTCGCTAACCTGCGACTAACCAGAACAGAGAGGCTTCGGCCTCTCTTTCTACATCCAGCCCCTTTCAATCGGATTATCCATACCATTGCCCAGAGCCGCCCAGTCTGCGTCCGTCTGGTCTGTCTGCATAAATGCTATAATGTCGGGCAGTATCATCTTGTAATAGAACCCCTCAGCCTTGTATGCGTTCCACATCTTCTCAGCAACTGTCTCTGCATACTGCTTCTGCCTATCGGACAACTCACCCTTCCCCTTCGGCTTAGATACCGATTGCTGGCGATTTGAGCCGCGCTGAGTGCGCTTGTCCTCTTTTCTGCACCATACCTGCCAGAAAGCCTTGCAAGAAGCGTAAGCGGCTTTATTTCCGTTCTTCTCATCCCAGAGCCTGATGTCTGTCAGCACTTCTTCCCAATTAAGCTCCAAGCTCTCAGCATATTCCTTATCCACCTCAGAAGGCATCCAATCAGCAAGTTTCTGCTTTTTGCTCCCTTTATTGGTATTATTGTTAATATTGTTATTATAGTTAGGCGGACACCTAGTGTCAGTACCCCCTGTCACAGCTGTGTCAGTACCCCCTGACAGAACTGTGTCACCCCCTGTCACAGTGTCACCCGTGTCATTACAGTACCCATTGCTGATAATTCTATAACAGCTTGTGTCGTTAAATCTGCGGTCAATATCTATCAAGCCGCGCTCTTGCAAAAACGTCAGCTTTCTCCTGACTGTTCTCTCACTGCAACTAGCCGCAGTTGCAAGCCACTTAACGCTAGGCCAAGCAAAGCCGCGCTCATCATTATACTTGTCCGCAATGCCAATAAGAACCAGCTTTGCGATAGGGTCGCTGAGTTCGTGTTCCAGCGCCCATGATACTGCTTTGATGCTCATTTACTTTCCCCCTCAACCTTTTCGCTTAATATTTGCAGAGCCTTCCGATAGTTCCGCTTGTCCACAACAGCCTCTTGGTACTGCTTAAAAAGCTCGTCCATCCTCTGCCCTTGTAGTGCCAAGTTTTCCTGATAATGCTTGTAATCATCTGCGACTTCTGCCTGCACGTCACTAACGTACTTTATCAAGTCACCCATATCGCGCCACAGTTGGTAAAATACAAACTCGTTATAAGCGCCCTTGTCCATGCACTCCTGTGCCTTCTCCATCAGCTCCTCATATTTGTGCGGAAAATCCCTGTCCACACGCCTATATTTCAGTTCAAATCTCATACTCATTTAACTAACTCCTTTAACCTGACCAGCACTCCCTCGCTGGTATTGTTGTCACCGCCCCTGACTGTGCGGCCTTCGCTATATGCCTTCCTTGCCACCTGTTGCAAGTATTCTGTCGGCACTATAACCACTCTCTCCCCATCCAGAATAAACGCCCAGAAGTCTGCTCTTGTAGTGGCAAGCCCTGATGGTTTACCTCGGCTGGAGAACTCCACAAATAGATTGCCCGTTCTGCTGGCAATGTAATCGCGCTTTACCTCAACTGTCTTGCCCCGTAGCAAGCCTGCCAGCCAGATTTCCTCGTCCTGACCCAGCTTCAAGTCAAATGCAAAGTCGCTGTTGAACTTCATTTATTGCGCCTTCTTTGCATAGCTCTGCGTGTATGCATGGCTGATATCGGCGGTAGCTTGTTGTTAGCCCGTGCAGTCTCAGCCGATAGTATCTTGCTCCTAATGAGTGCATCGCGCTCCACTTGCATCAACTGCGCCCTGCGTTGCTTCAGCCAAGCCTTAAACTCCTCGACTGTCATTTCTGCCGCAGTTTTCATGCCCAGCTCTCCCTCACCAGCATAAGCCACGTTTCAAAATCCACCTGCGCCACATAATCCATGCCAGCATAGTCCGAGCTAATGCTAGACATTCTGACAAGGCAATGAATGGGCTGGCGGTCATACTTCCATATCAAGACAGGCTGGCATCCAGTGGCATCTGCCGCCGCTATGCATTGCTCCCACCACTGCGGTTTGTAGGTCGTGCCAGAGGCATAACGCTTCGCCTCGATGCTCCAGCCATCCACCCCGATAATGTCACCATGCAAGCTGGCTCTATATTGCTCAATGTCTCTCTTCACATCTTCAATACCAAGCCCATCCATGATAGCCCGACACAACTCACGCTCGAAATTAGCGCCCTTCACTCTACCGTTAGTCAATGGAACTTCTCCCCTTTGGCGGCATATGTGTCACTGGCCTGACTGCCTTGCCCGTCAGGTTTTCAGTTATCTCAGCATCCTGAAACGCATCATCTGGGATAAGCTCGTCCAGCAGTTGCATCTGCTTGGCAAGATGCTCAGGCTCATTACAAAATTCCTTGCTCTTGGTACTCATATCCAGTCTATCTCCGTATTAAATGCCTTTCCATCCCAGACAAACCACGCATAAGCGGTAGTGCCTGAGCCAGTTGGCGTTTCATCACCGCGCCACATTGTGACCCGCTTGC